CTATCAACAAACTACCAGATTGGAAAATTGGTGGTAAAAGTCATTATGCTACAGCAGCACATTTTGAAACATATTGGCCAGATAAAGTTATTACTCCGTACAAAGGTGTACTCAATCGGTGGATACTAGAATTAGCAGAAGAAGGTGCTAAAGTTGTTGAACTTAAAAAAGCAGAAGACAAGAAGAAAAAACAAGTTCACGTACCAACTATTCAAGAACGGCTTCAAGAAGCAACCATTGACAAAATGGAAGAGTTTGACCAATGGGAAGATGACTGGATGCGTGATAGCAAAAACAATCCGTTGCTCAAAAAGAATCCCCTCAACTACTTTAAAAAGTATGAGATGAATCTAGGACATTTACGTTTTGTAACGGAATTTTACAAAGGGCAATGGGAAGAGCTACAAGAGCTTAACAACTTGCCAACGCCTAAGAAGCGTAACGATATGCAACAGCAACTTGCAGAAGGTTACGAAACTTATAGCAAAAAAGAAATCAAAGAACTAACAGACTTTTACAAGCGACTGTTTGATGCTATTGAAATTGTCAAAGCAGAGAAAAAGCAAACTCGTGCAGTTCGTAAACCCAAAGTTAAGAGTGCTGCAGAGCTTGTTAAAAAGCTCAAGTTCAAGCCAAGCGATAGTGATTTTGGAATTGCTAGTATTAATCCAGCAGACATTATTGATGCAACTGCATTGGTTGTGTTTAACACAAAGAACCGTAAGTTGGGCATATACTTTGCAGATGATCATGCACAGTTTAAAGTCAAAGGAACTTCGTTATTGTTCTTCGATGAAACACGCAGTGTACAAAAGACAGTGCGTAAACCAAATGAAGTGTTGCCAAATTGGAAAAAGGTAACCAAACACAAACTAAAAACACAGTTTGGATATCTCAAAACAACTGAAACAAAACTAAACGGAAGATTCAATGCTGATACGATTATCTTAAAAGCCTTCAAGTAATAAATACTTGTATGGCATTAAAAGATGATATGATCAAAGAAATAGAACTACGTTTAGGTGGTCAGATGGTTGATGTTGAACTCGACCCTGAGCATTATGACTTGGCTATTAAGAAAAGTTTTGAAAAATACAGACAACGCAGTGAGAACAGTGTTGAAGAAGCATTTGTCAAACTTGAACTAGTCAGAGAAGTAAGTGAGTACACATTGGATGCAGATGTTATTGATGTATTTGATGTGTATAGACGTAGCAGTGGTACACTAAACAGTGCAAGCGGTGGTGACATTGAACCGTTTGAAACTGCATACTTGAACAACTATCTATTGTATAGTGGAAGAGCAGGCGGCATGGCAGTATACGATGCACTTGCTCAACATAGAGAAACACTAGGTAAAATGTTTGGAGAAAATTACACGTTCACTTGGAACACTGTAACCAAAAAACTATTGTTGCACAGAAAAGTTAAAGCAGACGACACAGTGTATATACATGCATATAAACAACGCAGTGATGAAGAACTATTGCAAGACACATATTGTATGCCATGGATCAAAGACTATGCACTAGCACATGCTAAACTAATGCTAGCAGAAGCACGTGGCAAGTTTAATACTATTGCAGGTCCACAAGGCGGCACAAGTTTAAATGCTGATGCATTGCGTATGGATGCACAAGCAACAATCGACAAACTAGAAGATGACCTCAAATATTATGCAGAAGGCCAAGCTGGTTTGGGCGTTATTATCGGTTGACAAAATTGCCTGATCCTATTATTATATAAACATGAAATTAAAATTACTAGTAATTGGCCATGGGCGACATGGCAAAGATACTGTCTGTGAGATTCTCAGAGACAAGTATGGTTATAGTTTTGAAAGCAGTAGCAAGTTCTGCTCAAAACTTTTTATATATAATGATCTTAAAGAAAAGTATAGCTACACAAACGAAGAACAATGCTATGCAGATAGACACAATCACAGACAAGAGTGGTATGAAGCTATTTGCGACTACAATATACCAGATCCTGCTACACTAGGCAGAGAAATGTTTCAAGAATATGATATCTATTGTGGGTTGCGAAACAAAAAAGAATTCCATGCTATGAAAAATACAGGTGTGTTTGATTATTGTATATGGGTTGATCGTAGTGATCACTTGCCACCAGAGAATAAAAATAGTATGAGTTTGGAACAATGGATGTCTGATTATACAATTGATAATAACGGTACATTGCAAGACTTAGAATTTAATGTGCAACAACTTATAGGACATATTGATCCTTACAGTGTGTCAGAATAATTAAGTACTAGGTTAACCTCTATATCCCCCCTGATATATAGTCACTCTGGTAAATACTACTAGCAACCAATTCAATAGAGGAGAATGCAATGGCGTTAGTATCACCAGGTGTTCAGGTTAGTGTAGTAGATGAAAGCGCCTATGGCGCACCAGGTGCTGGTACAGTACCACTACTATTAGTAGCCACAAGAACAAACAAAACAGATCCTACTGGTAGCGAAGCAGACGGTATTGCCAAATATACTAAAACAGCCCAAGCTGGTAACGTAATTAAAGTTACTAGTCAGCGTGAGCTAACACAGTTTTTTGGTAACCCAACGTTTACTACTGTAGGTACAGCAATTACACAAGGCAGTGAGACCAGTGAATATGGTCTAATGGCTGCATACAGTTATCTCGGACAAGGCAGTCAAGCGTATGTAGTACGTGCAGACGTTGATCTTGCTCAACTAGAAACAACAACCACAGAGCCAACAGCGGCTTATAGTACAGCAAATGGTCTATGGTTAGACACAGATGCAAGTAAATTTGGTATCCACCAATGGAACAGCACCACTAATAAGTGGGAAGAAAAAACTCCAGCAGTACAAATTAATGTAGACGATGGCACAGATGTAGGCGGCGATGTACACACACCAAGTGGTGCAAGTGCAGCCACAAACGGTACATTCTTAGTTGTTGTTCATGTTGATAACGAAACAAGCACAAGTGCAGCTCGTCAAATGAGTATTGAATACTTTTATGGCGTAGGCGGTGCATGGGAAGTAATGGACAGTGATGCAGACATGACAGGCGCAGTTGGCGTATCATATGCACCTCACTATACAGCTCCTTCAAGCCCAGCAGCCAACGATGTTTGGATTAAAACAACACGCCCAGGCAATGGTTTAAATCTTGCAATTAGTCGTTACAATGCAACAAGTTCAGCATTTGCTACAGCAACAGTACAAGGTGTAACAAGCACACAAGCAGATGGCGCTGGCGCTATTGGCGACTTTGTACCACAAGATGGTTCAAGTACAACTGCTCTTACATCAAGTAGTGCTACAGTTGGAAACTTATTACTTGACCAACAAGCCAATACTAAAGCAACTATTGCTGTCCGTGAAGTAGTAACTGGCGGCGCAGTAGGCGATTTGACTGCACCAGCAGTGCTTGCACAAGCTGCAACACCAACTGCTACAGCGGCATCGGGTACATACTGGTTTGATAACACAATCAACAGTTTGGATCTATACAAAGTAAACAGTGGTAACTACACAACAACTAGTGCAACATATGGCACAACTGCTCCAACAGGACCAAGCAGTGGTGATGTTTGGGTTGACACAACACTAGCAGGTGAGAACCAAGCTAATGAACGTGCTTATCCAATGATAAAAGTGTACAACGGTTCAAGTTGGATCACACACAGTAACACAGACCAAACAAATACAACAGGTGTATTGTTTGCTGACATTACTGATACAGCAGCTGATGCATCTAACAGTGGTAATGCTACTACTATTAGTGGTGCACCAAATGCAGCAGTTTATCCAAATGGAATGATTGTTGTAAACATGGCACAAAGTAAAAACACAGTGCGCAGTTGGAACGGCACAGCATGGAGAAATGCAGCGGCTAATCATGCAGATGGTAGTGGTGCATTTGGTAGATTTGCACAACGCAAAGTTATCGCAACAGCAATGCAAGCAGTAGCGGCAGGTACAGATCTCAGAGACCCAAGCAACAGATTTAGCTTAATTGCTGCACCAAACTATCCTGAGCTAGTAGACGAAATGGTAACATTGAACAGTGACAGA